TTAAAATCACCAGCAATATTTACACTTTCTGAAATAAACTCTTTAAATGATTTCATTTTAGTTACAGTTCCAACGACGGAGTGCTTTGTTAATTCTGCTATCTGGATCTCTTGCAGTTTTTGCTGAAGTAAGTTTAGACTTCATACCACTCATACGACTGCAAAACGAAGAACGTCGTTTTGCTCTTTTTCCTTCTGGATTTTTTTCAGTTACTGCAGTTTGGAGTTTTGAACCTGGGTTTTCTCTACGATAAGCGTTAACTGCTTTTTGACTTAATCCGTCAGTTTTATCTTGGCGATTAACTTTTTGCCAATCTTCACTCAAACCAAAATCTGCTCTCCAGTTAGAAAACTCCTCTGCTTTTACACACCGATTATATGTCTTACCAAATAATTTTTGTGTTCCCTTTTTCTCATAACCTGTCCAGCACTTTTTACCTGCCTCGTCAATAATGTTTCCTATTGGTTCATAAGAATCTGCAGTTCGGACCATTATAGAAGGTAAAGAAACTGCCATTCTTGATGCCGTTGCTTTTTCGCCACCAACTCCTCTTTGTGCAAGATTTGCAATTTTCTTTGCTCTCTCCGCTTTTCTAACATCTGCGGAGGTGTGAGTAACATCAAAGCTTACATTTTCTGCTTTCATTTCACCACTATCAACGTAATCCGCTGCACTATCAAGGTAATCTGCTGCTTTAGTAATTTTTGATTGTACCCATGCTTCAATATTACCTTCACCCTTCATTTTTTTACGAAGTCTTTTTGCTGCTGAAATTATAGTTGAAATTTCTGAACGAGCCATTGAGTATTCGTGATCATATGACTCTGGAAAGTTTCCTGGGTGTGGTCTATTCACATGAAATTTTAATTGGTTTGCTGTTAGACCAATAGTATCACCTATTTTTTTAGGTGTAGAGTAAGCATCCCAAAATCTGGGACCATACTTACATTCATCTCTAGTCTCATTCTTCTTGCATTTTGGGCAGTATCTTTGCATACTAATTTCCTCCGATTTAGTACCCCAATTATCAGCACCAACTTTACGACACTTGACAAGTGCCCCAGAAGCATATGCGCTTGGCCAGACATCATATCTTGATTTCACTTTATGGTAACATGCGTCTTTTCGACCGCTACCTCTTCCGGGTTTGTCCTTTTTTGCTTCGTTTAGTTCCATTGATTCTTTGATTTTAGGTTCTGCTTTTACATAATTGGGGTCTTCTTTCCCTTTAGCAAAGGTTGAAACATTTGTAGGTTTTGCTCCACCAGACTTTGCTTGTTGCCCTTTATCTTGTTCTCTTTTTCTATTAACTGCCGATCTAATTAATGATTCTCCTTTTTCACCTTTTCTTTTTAGTGCAGCAAGTCTTGCACTACTAAAACACTTTGGAGTTTTAGTTTCACCAGGTTCATTAGCGCAAGGAGATCCATCTGCCTGAACCCAACCAGGTTTTCCATCTTTTGATTTAGAACCTTTAAACCAATGATGTAATGTTCCCTCCCTTAAATCTTTAATCCAATCATCTGGAGTTTTACCATTTTTATCGACAAAAGCATTATGTAACTGTTTTGCAGTCATGCTATGCTTTTTCATAATACGACGCATTAATTTATCGATGGAATCATATGAAGTGTCTTTCAAATCTTTTAATTGATTCTCAAGTTCCTCTACGGCATCTTCTTCACACCCACAATGCTCTTTTACATCTCTAAATTTTTTATGTTCTTTTTTAGCACCACTCTCCATTTTTTTCAGGCGAGTGTAATAATCTGGAATCTCATCTAAGTGCTGAAGGGCAATTTCTCTTGCAAGTTCATGATTATTTGTATGCTCATGTTCAATAGGTTTACCCATCTCCAACTGTTTTTTGATAAAAGAAACATCTAAACGATGCTTCTTTGCAATTTGTTCAACAGTTTTAAATGGTTTCAATTGTTCTTTCAATCTTTTTTTGCGACCTTGACAATGAGCTCTTTGCGAAAACCCTTTTGGATTATCACAATCTATTGATCTTTTGTACTTTTCAGACCAACTCATTTGTTTCAAGAATCTTCTTTATTATTTAGAAAACCTTGTTTTAGCAATTTTGACAATTCTGATGTGGAACCAACAAAAACTGCATTATTAGTTACATTATTTGTTGTTCTTGTTGTTTCATCCTCTACATCTTTGAGTTTTTTCTGGAGATCAATAAGTTTATCTGTAACGTCACCAACACTTTTAATTAGTTGACCTGCAACTTCATAAGCTCTTGGAGAACCTCCTTCACCTGCAAGTTCCATTATTCCATTAATCGCTTCTTGTCCTTTTTCAATAAGAGAATAGAGATTTGCTCTTGTGTATTCGTAATCTTTTTTAATATCTTCAGATTGTAGTGGAGATAAATTAATTTCTCCCTTTACTTCTTCCACTTCTACTATTTTACTCTCTATATTGAATGTGGAATCCAAACTATCATAACTATTTGACATGATTAAATATCCTGCTGTCTTGGTGAGCTATAAGATCTACTATCAGAAAATACTTCTAAAGTTTCACTAAAACCAAAATCGTCATCTGGTCCAGCATTAATTGGATCAGGTTCTACTGTATATCTCATTTCTCTTTTTGTTGTTGATGTATTTGTGCCATTGTAGTAATCCACTTGAACTTTACGAATTAAACCATCAGTGCTATCTGCAATTGGACCAAATAAGTATGTCTTTGCTGTAAAGTTTAATGTATAAATTAATATTCTTCTTGTCGAAAAATCTCCTTCATAATCATCAGTGAAGGACACATTATCTAATATAATTGGAATATCTCTTTTTTCTCCTATTGAATCTACCAAGTCAACAGTAATATTAAAAGATGGTTGAAAATATGGAAGAATTTGCTCAACTATCTGCAACACATCATCATTTAACTTCGACATTATGTTTAGTTGGAGACCAATGTTATATGGAACTGGTAAAAATACTTTCTTTAAATTGGAACCATCCGATGCTTTAAATGCTTGTGTGATACTTGCCTTTCTAGTTGGATCATACTGGATAGATGTCATTTCAAATGACATTCTTGGTAAAGTTATTGCTACTGGTTTATTAAGAGATGCTTGCTGATCAATTCTCGCTAAAAACTTCTGAGATGGTCCATATGCAAGTGGAACCTTTATCTCACTATAATCATTATCATTTGCATCTTTATGCTTAATGTAAATTTGATTAAAAAGAGTTCCAAATGAAATAATGGTTCTTCTAATAATTTCGTGGTAATAATAAGTTCCTAACATTAGTAATTGCCGAATGGATTAGATTCCGAAAAGTCGATAATTAAGTCTGCTTCTTGTTCTATCTCATCATTTTGCTCATATTTATCATAATTATCTGGTTTTTGATATTTATAAATTGAATATATTGCAGATGATGCGGAACCTACTATTATTTCGCCAGGTTGGAATGAACCATCAGTAACTCCAATTTTAAGAACCTTAGTATCTGCATCCCAAGATTTAACTCTACCTTTAGTTCCAGAAGAAGAACCAATTGCAACTTCATTAAATTGATATGTCCCTATACCAGTTAACAATGGTGGCGGATCTATTGTGATGCCAATTCCAATGAGTCCATCTACAAATCCTTTTCCAGCATCGGAAATATAAATTGCAGATATAGTTCCCGCAGAACTCACTATTGCCTTTGCTGATGGTAAAATATATTGATAACCAGGTTCAACACCTGGTGCTATCACTGCCGAAAAAGTGATATTTGGCGACTTGGTGTAACCTGTACCAATTCCCGATGCTGATATTGTCCTAACTCCGTAAAAGTCAGTAACAATTTCACAAGTCGCTGCAGCTCCAACTCCATTTCCTCCACTGATTGTAATTTTTGGTGGAGTTGTGTAACCGGCACCAGTATTTGTTAGTAGTATTTCTTTGATAGAATAAATGCCACCCAAACTTGTAGTTATTGCTACTGCAGTTGCATTTATTCCGCCCACAGGTGCTGATGATATTGCTACCGTTGGTTGTTGTGTATAATCATACCCATCTTTGTTTAAAATGATTTTTCTAACATAACCAGTGGTAAGAGTAGCTGTTGCAGTCTCTCTCACGCCCTGAGAGAACATCTGTATTTCTGTCATGTACCCATACTGGGATAATGCATCATCAATTTCATCGACAGTGGTGCTTTCATTTTGCCAACCACCAATCTCATCTTCATATTCAAATAATTCACACTTCAATTCGTAAACATATAATTTTCCTAGTTGATAAAAATTAACTTCATGCTCTACAAATTTAACTTCAAAAATTCTTTGACCTAATGGAAAATAAATCAAATCACCTTCTCTAGGTCTTGATGATAATGTAATTTCTTCGCTTGAATCATTTTCTAAAAATGGAGAAATAAAATCTTCAAATCTTTCTTTTGAAATAATTAAACTAACTTCATCCTTTAGGTTCATACCAAATTTTGTTAATATATCACCTTGTCCACTATATCCATCATAATTATTGATATACGCTTCTATGGCATAATTATCATTGAATTTTGAAGAAGTAATTTCTCGCAATACTGTTTCTCTTCTTACATACTTTCTGGGTATGTAATAAATTTCTACACCATAAATTCTCAATTGTTCATTGATTAGTTCTTGAACCAATCTCTGTTCATTTGCAGATCCTTGTAGAAAAAATGGGTTAAGTGCCATTATCCAATAAAATCGTAAGGTGGAAGTTCATAATCCATTGACATTCTTTGTCTTATGGATTCTAATTCTCTTTCAGCGTCTTCGTATAATTCTCTACCATTAAGTTCAATTCCTCCTGGAAGTTTAACACCTCTGAATTTAATTAGATTCTGTCCCCATTGACGTTTCATTAATGCAGTTAAATATTTTTTCAAAAAACTGTCATTATAAACATTAGTGAATGAATTAGGATCCAAAATTCGATAACAATCTATGACAATGTATGTATCTTTTGCTTTCGCTTCCCAATCAATATCCAGATATAATCTATTCTGTCTCTTATTAAATCTAATCTGCTTATCCGTTGAAAGTAAAAAATCAATATCTTCAAGATAAGTTTTTACCATTGCATATTGCAAAAGTTCTACTGAATTAAAATAATATAAATCATTTAAAAATAACTGATACTTAATACTCCACATTCCTGCAGAAATTGAACTAGTATCGAATTTAAATACCTTTTCTATTCCTATGATAGTATCTGGGACTTGAATAAAGTTTGAATTTTCGTAAAAATTGAAAGATGTTTGACCTATACCAGAAATTGTCGCGGTTCCTGTGGTTGTTACGATACCAACTCCATTTGTGTTTTTAGCTCTACTTCTATTTAAATCATTCTCCGTAATCTTGTATTTGAGATACATTCTTTCCACACCATCAAAATGTCTCTCTTGGAAATATTGTAAAGCATCATCAACTAGATCATCAATTTGTTCATCTGCTAAATTGATTTCTAAAACTGGATAACCTAACTTCCTCAAACAATAATCTATTAATTCTTGTCTACTAGATGGTTTTGCCATTAGAAAGTTCCTCCATCTATAGTGTTTGACCAGGTAGATATACCTGTATTAGATGTTGTAAGTATGTAGTTGGTATAATTTATAGACTCACTTGTTGATCCTGTTGAGACCAACATCCCAGAATTATCAAAATAAGAAATGCCACCTGGGTTATAAAATGGAAAAGTATTTTCATACTTTAACCCATTATAAAATGAAGCGGTATCATAAAAAGATGATACACCAGAAACACGTAAAGTTGTTACGGACGCTATTCCACCTATTACGTTTTCTGATTCTACAGACTTGCCGCCAGCAGAGCCGGAAATACTGGATACTACTCTGATAGTATTCTGTTGACCAACTCTAACTTTAATGTCTGACATTACTGTGTTACTCCCTCTCTTACTAAGACCATTCCTTCAACCACTCTATTTTTTACTCCGAATTGGTCAGTTATTACAACATCGTAAACGTATCTTCCGGGTTTTATGTCTAAAGTTTGCAACGAATTTAATTTTAATGATATTCTTCCAGAAGAATATGGGATTTCTCTAGACGCATCAAAAGTTACTGCGGATCCACTACCGGCCCACTTTCTCATTTGAGCAGCAACTGTATATGATGTCAAATTAAAGTTTGAATTAGTTGCAGGATCTTGTAAAGTAAAAGATTGGCTAAAATCAGAACCAGCATTTATTACTAAATTATTGACATATACCGATGCCATTTAATTTCTTATAACTACTCTTTATTTATGAACTATTTTATAGTAAAAATTTATTAAATAGAATTCATTAAGTTGATCACTTCTTGTTGTTTTAAGTACAATTTGCAATATAACTTAGCAAAATTTCTCAACTCTTCTATTCCCAATTCATCAATTACTCTAACATGTTTTTCGTATTCAAATAACTTATCAATACTCTCCAATTCAATTTCATTTGGTTGCATTTAAAATCTCCCTTAATAGATCTTTGATTTCATCAATATCTTTTTTTATATTTTCAATTTCTGTTTTTTGAGATTTCCTGTAATTTAAACTATTAACATACTGGGTATAAGCATTTGTATCACAATTAATTATAGCACCAGTTGTCTCATCACGATACAAATGCGGTTGTCCTTCTACTGGTATCATCATAAAACTGCAATACTCCTTAGATCTTTTAGTTTTGGTGCAAAAGCTTCATTAGTTCCAGACATTACAATTTTGATTGTGTATCCTGTAAATTCACCAATGTCATGTGCTGTAAATTCATATTCTAAAAATTCATTATTTAAACTAGAAGGTACAAAGATGTCAGGTAATCCATTATTTTTAGATGAATCTATCACATCTGGATAACCATCTTGATTATTATCAATTGTTAAATTACTATAACCTGGGAATAATTCAAATGCTTGGTTAACTTCACTAGAATCAGGTCTTATTAGACTATATAAAACTCTAAAATCTGATGATGAATGTCTATAGGCAGAAACTATTACTTTTAAAGTTTTTGCCGGTTGAGTTAATCTAACTGTGTTTGAAACATAAATCGATGCATGTGGATCACCAATAATTGCATTAACTCTATTATCCGAAGAATAGTTCGTAATTGGTCTATTCAATCTATTACTATGAAGTTCAACCGCAGATCTTCTCCAGAATATTAGTGGAGATAAATTAGGATCTTTTGTTGTTAAATCAACTTTCAATGTGAGAGATTTATTTCTAAGAAGATTTGAATCTGTTAAATATGTAACTTCATTAATATTTGAACAAATTATTCTTGTTGAAGATAATTTATTTGGTTTAGTTAAATCAATATCTTCATAACCTTGATCTAAGAATGATGTTTCTGAACCGTCAACAGATGTTCCACTAACAGTTCTAATTTGACCAGTTAATTTTGTCGAAGAATTTGGAACTAAAGCTGTTATTTGTGGAATGATAGTACTATACTGAATGTTTTCACTTGCTAACAACTTACTTCCTCCACCATTAAATTCAGAACTAAATGAAATTTGTGGAGTGTCTGCTATAGAACCGTCAGTTGTTCTATTTGTTGCTGTTCCATTTGAATCACTTCTATCAATTTCTAGATAGTAACTGTCAATATCAATTCCAGTGTCGCTAATATCGTGAGTTTTATTTATTCTTCTCAGAGATACGCCATTTAACTCATATTTTGAAACTAGTTTCTGAGAATCATGATCTAAAACTTTTGTAGAATCGATTCCTCTAGTTAAACCTTCTAAGGTCCCAGAACCAACACTTTCATATTTTATAATTTCATTTTCTATTATTACATAACCAGGGTTAGAACCACTTACCGATAATCCCTCAAAAGTTCCGAAATTTGTAGTAGATGCAACACTAATTATAGTATCAGTAGACAATAATTTATTTGCTAAAACTGTTGGCGGAACACTGGATTCTGCATTACTAATAGTTACCTTATTATTATTGGCATACATTCCATGATTGAAATGATTTACTTTCAAGAAGTTTCCATTATAAAAACCGCCGACTGGAGTTGATGAAGTTACGCTAGTTCCAGCTAAAGATACTCTACTGCCAGCATCATTGTAGTAAACTAAAGTAGTAATTCCAGCAGTGCTAAATGAATCACCTTGAACGTTGGTTAAAATTAAAGTATCTAAACCTGAAGTCGCAGTAATTGTAATAACGGCACCATTTCCTGCAGATGGAACTATATCAGATGTCACAATTCCAACAGTATCTCCAGCTGCGTAACCAGTTCCGGGAGAAGCAATAGATACTCCAGTTACGATCCCCGCTGCGGAAGCTTGGATATTAAGAACAAGATTTTTTCCATTACCACTAATAGTATAAGTATTGACTGTATTTGTAGTTGTATAGTTTGTACCGCCAGTTGTTATACCAACAGAAGAAACTGGACCGCCAGTCTTTGATACATAACCATAAACATATGGTTTCAATGAATCTGAAACTTTTCTGCCAGTAGTCAATATACCAATATTAGTTTGATTAGTTATAGTAGTTATTCCAACATTTAATTGTCTAGGTAAAGTTAATAATGGATTTGAACTTAATTTCTTAACATAATTATTACTTTCATCTAGAGGGGGATTCTGGAAAAATGCACTTCCAGAAGATGATGTGAATTTACACTTATATAATCTAAATTTCATATCCTGATACTGGTTCGCAGTCCAGATTGAACCATTTTGGGATTTAAATAGACTACCTAAAGCATACTGTCTGGTATATCTGACACTTTCTGCATCTGGTAGATTTGAAGTATTTACAGTTTTTTCACCCATTTCTGCTATCCATAATTCATATTGATCACTTTGACCGGCTTGAACTACAATTGCATACTCTAAGTTTGGTTCCAAATAAATTGGATAATCAAAAGTTACTCTAGTTGGAACACTTCCATCATTTGAAGTATTAACTTGATTTGGTTTTAACGTTACTGGACTACCAACAATTGTTCTTGTTGGAGTTCCAAGTTCAACCGTTCTTATTTCAATAGTCACTGGGGAGTTGCCAGAGTCTTTACTTGCAAAGAATAGATCTAATGCGCTTAAATATGCACCATTGGCGTCATCATTTGGAGCATTTCCATTTAGATTTTCTACGTTACCACCGACAACAAAAGTTTGCGCAAGAGGATCTACGTATGTGTTTACTGTTGTAGTAGTTGTTGTAGTAGTAATTGTTTTTTGACGTTCAACCCAAGTTCCTTCAGATTTGTAAATAGTTTCTCCAGATGAAATTAATTTACTTCCTGGAAGTGGAACTTCATTTGATAAACTAGATGTTAGTTTGTAAGTTTTCGAACCAGTTGAAATTCTTACAGTTGGTGGTGGATTTGTGTTAGGATCTCTTAAGAAAAATGAACCATTTAAATCACCATAATTATCACTAATCAATCTTAAATCTTTGACATATGACACAGCACCACTTGTCTGACCTACAAGTTTTGCTCCTACAACTAAATATCCAGAATATAGACCTTGTGCTTCCTCACATAAGGAAGTAATGTCTACGTTTAAAACCTTTGAAGTTCTGCTATATGATTCTGAAATATTTTCTGACTTTACGTATGGATTTGTATTATAAACAAGTGTGGGTGAGTTGTATGCGCCTTCTTTATGATTTGATTGCGCAACTCTAAATTTTATAATAGTTTGATCATCGTATGTTCCGATGACAGTTTCTCCTGGCAAGAAAATACCCGAAGAACCATAATTTGTCAGAGTAGAATCTGAAGAAATTTCTAGTAGTTTTGGTATAAAATCAACACTACTGTTTCCATCTAGGAACTGATAAAACTGAGTATATGGTTTAAGATTTATTGCAGAAAATGCTGTATTTCTGGATCTCATGTATAGTTCTGCGCCAGAAGAAGTAATATTTTCTACTTCACTGACATTACTAGTACTCGTTGTAGTGGAACCTGCAAATTGAGCCCACCCACCATTCAAAGATCTATTTTCACTTGTACTAACATTTATATTTACATTTACATCTTCCAACCTAATAGTTCTTGACCAACTATCACTTGAAGGATTTAATTTTACCGTTCCCTCATAAGAAATCACATTAAATGGATTTACATTTTCCACTCTTGTTGCAAAAGGTTGCTCAATCCATTTAACAGATTCATATTTTAAACTTATAACTTCTCCAGTTTTTTGAGTATTTGCATCAAATAATTCAAAATCTGTATTGAGATCTAAGTTTTCCGTAGTTTTATTTTCTGCCGCAACTGGCTTTATACTAATACTATTTTTACTAACTTTAGGACTTAAATATTTTTCTTCAGGATTGTTTTCAACTGTTGATATTGGATTAATTAAATTTTTATTTTTAAAGTCATCTACAAAAAATCCAGTTTTAAATCTATCTATACCTTGAGCATCTCTAATTTGTAAAGTTTGAGTGTTTAACTCTAATAATGATAATGAAGTTACTTTCTCTAGATTTATAACCCTATTCTCGATATTATTAATATCGCGCATAGTATATCTTCTATTATCAACTAAAGATATTACAGCATCTTTTGGATTATAAAGATATGGTGGTAAAGTAATGGTTGCTAATTCCATTACTTGATCTGGTTTTACTGGTGCTTTTGGTAAAACAGATGGAGAACCTTGTAAAACTGAGAAATTGCCAAGTTTATCTAAGTAAATTTTGTCAATTCTTCCCAAATAGAAATCATATCCTATGATAGAACTTTCATTTGGAGAAACAATTAGTTTTGGTTCAGTTGCAAAATTTCTTGACGAAAAGTCGAATGGAGAAGATGAAGAACCAGTAAACTCTGATACTCTTGGTCTAAAATCTAGAGTATCTGAAGATCTAACATTTTCTTTGCCTATAGATGGTATATCATCAGTAAATCTTTCATCATTATAACTATTTACTGTAAATACATCTCCACTATCATTTGCAGGAACAGAATAATAGTCAAAAACTACTAATAACTTCTTAGTTGGTTCCTGTTCTCCATTTTTTCTGATTAATTTTGAATAATCATAATATTGATCCTTTTGACCTTTATCCAATATAAATTTGTCGGTTATATTTTTATATACTCCTTTAGTTATTGAAACTACACTTGTATTAATATTTGACTCTTCAAATGTTACACTTTCACCTTCTATAAATCTGTTGCCATTGAGGTAAACAACCCCAACTGATCCAGCAGATGGTTTAGTAACTATTCTAGCAACTGATCTGCTTACATTTCCTATTATATTTTCTCCAATTATTGAATTAGATTGGACATCGGATATTATATTGAAATTTAAAGTATCTAAAGAAGGTGCTGAAGTATCTAATGATTCATAAACTGCCAATATCTTCACAACATCTGGGTATCTCAGACAAATCTCTTCATCCTGAACTCTTAAACCATAATATTGATTATATAATAGACCGTCGTTTATCGATGTATTAATTCCTGTCCCAGACTGTGGATATTTTGATAATGATACGGTTATAGTTTTACTGCGGTTATATACTTTAGACTTACTTTGTATACCATTTTTAGTAAATGTTGCAGTTATTAGATCAATATTTTTGTTTTCTATGTTAGAAAAAGTAACTTGATTATTTGATAAAGTAAATTTATCGCTAGTTAAGTCTTCAATAGTTCCATCCGCGTAAAATATTGAATATCTCTCTTCATCAAAAGATTCGAAATTAGTTAGAGTAGTAGTTACTCCTAAAGAAAAATCACTCTTACTTACGGTTAAACTATTTGAGGATGGAACTAAAACAGAATTTGACTGCGCAGTAAATGTTAAAACTGAATTTGTTAAATTTACTGAAGATATATTAGAGTCTGGTATTTTGGCGTAAAGATAACCTTTATTTTCATTTCTAATTTTTGGAGAACCTAAACTGAATGATGTTCTTATTTGAGTTGCAGGTAAACCTCCGGCACAAACTCCAGTAACTGAAGTAATGCCAGATAAAGTCATTGTTAAACCATCAGGTGAAATCGAAGATACTCTATTATAAGTTTCATCATTTAATCCTGGTATTTGATATCTAATAATTGAATCTGTTTTTATTCCAGAAAAAACTTTTCCAGAACCTGTAACAGTTCCAGTAGATTCAATTGTTATATTATCGCCAACACTAAATCCTTTAGCTGTTACTTTGTCTAAAATTGTGTCTGCTAAGAATGCTCTAGTATAACCAGAAGTTGATGTTGATTGGTATATTGATCTAATATCTTCTGTAGAATAAGTTTGTATAGATCTAATTGTTCTGGGATTAACTTCCAAACCATTTATTAAAATTATTTCTCCCTCGGAAAATGTTCCAGAAGTTTGTCTTAGACTAATTGTTGTGCTATTAGAACCGGAAGAAACTGCATACCCAGTTGCACCACTACTTTTCCCTTTGACAAATGAGGTAACAGGAAGTTCTGTAGACGATAATGCTTGATTTAATGTTAGAGTAGTATAAGTTTGAATATCGTAAAGATATAAATCCCAACTTGTAGAGTCGCCAGAATATGCAGCGTCTGTTAAATTAATTGAATATACCCTAGCATCTCCAATTTTAGTTCCATTTGGAGTTGTGCCTGAATTTTTTCTTCTATTGTAAAGTTCTACAGTTTTTTTCTGACTTAACGATCCAGAAACATTATTTACCCTTAAAAGATTGCCCATTTCAAAGGGTATAGAAACATTCTCTACAGATTGTTTTGTTCTTGGTTTCTCTACGTCTATAATCTCAATACCAGTTTTATCAATGTCATACCCCCTCACATATGCTTTTCCTGGAGATAATTTTACACACATCAGATCATCTGATGGAGTATTTCCCTGATTTGTTTTTTCATTAGAGAAATACAAACCATCATTTCCAATTCTATTATTAAGTGAATTGTTTATTGAAATTTGGAAAGGTGTAATTGAATAATCACCAGATTCATCATAGGTTCTTTGTGCAATATAATCTCTAATTATATTATAATCAGTTTTTACATTAATTTTTTTAATAGCACCATTTTCAACTCTCAATAATTCTACGAAATCTGTATCATTGTTGATATCAGTTAATAGTTTTTTAGTTAATACTAAATCTATTTTAAATCTATCTGCACCAGGAGCTGCATAATTTGTAAACCCCTTTGCATTATCATACAAAGTTGCATCATCAGTTGGTGTAATAACAGTTTCATTAACTTGTAAACCAATTCTATACGATGGCGTATTGGTATAATGGTCTAGAATTATTGTCTGCTTATTTACATTGGCAAAATTTCCCCTGATAAAATAAACACCATCTGCTATGTGTGCTGCAGAACCAGTTGCAGTAGCATTACTTGATATTGTAGAAGCAAATGTTGTACCAGTATTAATAGTTACGGAACCATATGTAATATTTTCTGTACAAGACAATTCTTCATTATCACTAAACTGATTAAAAATAAAGTTATTATCAGAATCTAAGTATTTTACATACAGTGTCAAATAATCAACTTCTGAGTCTACATTTACAAATACGACACTTTGTACAACAGCTGTAATATTTGAAGATTTACCTGTAATCTTTTTACCTACTAATTTTTCAGCATATAAACTAACATCTACCCCGAAATTAGTTGGATTTAATTTTACAGCATAATATTGGTTATCATAACCGATATTGCCTGGAACTACTAGTGATCCTTCTTTGAAAAAATGACTACCAAAAGACTCTACTTGATTTTGAAGAATCGACTGTAAAGTATTTAATTCTCTAGCCTGTATTGGTCTTCCTGGATTAAAAAGAACCTTATAATAATTTTTATACTTAGCACCAACACCGGGTTCATTAAAATCATCGTAATAAGGACTTACGTTAAGATTGGTTTTTTGTGCCATTTTTTAAAATTCCAGGATAATTTTAACGTCTTCTTTTTGTCTAAAATTTCTTGTTACAGTTGGTCTGTTATCAATATAAATTATTTCTCCAGACTTTTTATTTATCTCTGGATTTGACAGTCCATTTGTAAACTGTATTCCCAAGTTTACTATTTTATTGGATATTGTTACTTTATTGTCGGAGAAAGTACTATCTACGCTTGCAACAAACCCACCACCCTCTTTAGTTATTTGACCACTAGAGTTAAAGGGTAAAACAGCACCAATTGTTGAAATTCCGACATAATCAGTATGATCGCCAGTAGAATTATAATAAAGTGATCTATCTTGATAGTATTTCAGAACCTTTGTATCACTATCATAAGAAACTACATAACCAAATGCAGTTCCACCAGTTACCGATTGTTTAATTTTATCACCAACAGAAACAGACCCGGTTGGATTTCCACTTAACTTTATTGCATTAACTGCAGAAAAGTCATTATCATTGTATAAGGTAGTTGATATGCCGGTAGTATCATAAATTGTGGGATTTTTTATTATACCAACTTGAGCAAATTTAGTGTCAACTGGAAAATTTTTAGATGAGTCATCGAAACGAGCATAAATTAAAACTTTATCTGCTCCTAATTCTTTATATAAATTAAAACCATGTCCCTTTGATGGTGGGATAATTGGAATTAGTTCAGCATATTCTGATGGTGGTAGATTTGTTTTTAAATCAATTAAAGCATAACTATAATTTTTTCCTCCTGAAGTTACCACAGCATCAGTGATTCTTCCGGAAGAATCAACTTCAACTACTGCAGTTCCTCCACTACCATCACCTATAATATTGCATGGTTGACCATTTTCTAGAGTATAACCAAGACCTTGTTTTTTCACATAGATCTTCTTTATTTGATTATCATTTATAGTAGAATTTCCATTCTCTCTAATTGCACTAATTTGAGGATCTGTTGATGTTTCCCAATCATTGGGGATTGGTATATACTCAGTTGAATCAAATTTTATAACATCACTTGGGGAAATTGTATATAGATATTTCCAAATATAACCATCTCCACTTTCACCTGCTTTAGATGGCTCTAAATCTGTAAAAGTTGGTTCATCTTGGGAAGCATTGCCGGTTGTATTGACACCAGATGAACCATTATCTATGCATATATAAACTCTATAATCACTATTAATCACATAGTAGTTAGAATCATACAACCTCATAGATCCGGAAATTGGGGACGGATTATCACTACTATAGTCAGGTCTATACATTTCATATTTTGTACCCCTCACCCACTCATTTTTTCTAACTACTCTTCTAATATTTGCACTTGTAATTTTTTTACCAAAAAGAATAGTTGACTCATAATGATTTAAGTAATCAATATTATCGGTTGGATTTGGTGGAGTTGCATCCCATGATGAAGTTCTACCAAATCCAACACTTGCAGTTGGATTTGATAACCCAACAAAAACGTAATATGAGTTTGAAGAGTCTTCAACAGAACTTACAAAGTTACTCGCATTTAATATTCTAAATTGATCCGTTACAACTGCAGACATCTTAATATTGTTTTTAATATATTTATAATGAGTTAGAGAATCTTTTTCAATGAACCATTATTTTTGAAACCATAACCTCTTCTCTGAATAGTTGGGAAAGTTGATAATCCAGAGTCAACAGTATATGAAGAAACTGCTATAGAAATCTGAGATGATGATCTGGTTAAACCTGACAATCTTCCCCAAGAAAATTCACCAATATTAGAACCACTAGTTGCAATTCCAACAACTGAAGAATTGGAATGAATATTACATGTTATTATTCCTGTTGTTGAGTTAAAGGCATTAATATAGTAAATGTTATCTAAAAATGTAGTTCCTTTACCGACAATTGAATTGTTATGGTTTATAATAGAAGTCACACCATTTCCAACTTTTGTATTGAAAATATAAATTGGATAACCAACTGATAATCCAGTGAAAGGTGAAAGAGATGGATTTAAAGTAAATTTAATTCCCAAATCAGTCCCTATTCCTACAGTTGTTGCAATACCAACTATTTTTCCAGAAAAACCTTCAATATTTGTTATGTTGGTCACGTTTTCGTAAACTGGTTCTGGAAGAGGAACAATAACTTGTGGTGGATTATTTTGACTATAACCTAAACCTGGATTTGTTATCGTAATTGGTGAAGATAATGAACCATTAATTATGGAAATTGTTGCGGTAGCAGTTGTTCCAACTCCAACGCCAATTTTTGGAGGTGCTGCAAACTTAACCTCTACAGAACCACCAGTATAACCACTTCCAGAATCGTTAATTGTCAATGACTGTATAGTTCCTGCAGATGAAACTACAGGGGTTATTGATGCTGGAACCGGGTCTAAAGAACCACTAACAATGAATGCATCAAAATCTAATGAAATTTCATTCTCATAATTGAATAATGACACGTTGTCTACAAAAATTTGATTGTCACCTGAATTTAAATTTCTAATAATTTTTGATGTAGGATAAATTTGAGGTTCAATAGAATCTCTAGATTTTGAAATGATTTGACCATCAATAAATTTATCACTTTTTTGTTTTATCCAACTTACTGGTTTATAGTTAACAATATCGATGCCGTTGCCAGAATAATTATTTGTTTCTATAGTGTCGGAAGTTTTTATAGCGGTTACTATCCTTGGATCTTGTGTTGTTGTTAGATCCAAAAGATTGTTTTTGCTGAAAACTTGAACTTCATCGCCTACTTTTATAGATTCATTAATATCAGCAATTGCACTATCAATAGAACTTCCTCTATAGAAGAAGATATCAACTTTATCTTCTTCTTTTGGTGGATTTATAAATGTAAAACTTGTTCCCCCACTAAATTGATAAGATAATTTTGGTTCTTGAAGTATTCCATTTATAAAAATAATAAGCAGGGAGTCAAAATCTATTTGCTGAGAATCAGAATTAGATGAATCTTTTTCAAAACTCAATAATTGACCATTATAATATAATGGGAATCTCAATCTTACTCCATCTTGATATTGTGATATAGAATCGATAAAATCTAATTGTCCAAATTCCCATGCGGAGAAAGAGTCATTAAAAATATCTAAAACTGTAAGTGTAAAGTCATATAATGGAGAACTTAGTCCTTTTGCTGTTACTAATCCAACTGGTTTTAAAACATCTCCAACTCTAAAAGAATAACCAGGTCTAGAGATTTTAAAAGATGAAACCTCAAAAAGTGTTGATCCAACGCCTACAGTAGAACTAGCACCAACTTCAACACTAACCAATAAACCAACCCCAGTATCAGTTGTTTCACCGAGACCAACTCTAGAAACACCAATAACTGGAAGATTTTCATAATTTGGTGGTGATATATTGATTGTTGGATTTGTGTAACCTGAACCTCCACCAATAATATCAAATGATAAAGTTCCTCCAGCACCAACTGATGCAACAATTGTAGCTGCAGTTCCAGAGTGACCAGTTTCTGTTACTGCCACTGAAACGGGATTTCTATAACCAGAACCCCAATTTCCAACAGTTCCTACGCCTAGAGAAACTATAGAACCACCAGCACCAACAACTGCTGTAACTGAAGCTCCTACTAATGGGGCATATCCCAAACCGGGAGTTGAACCAAGTGAAACAATTAGACCACCTCTAGGAAGTTGATTTTTATTTATATCATAGTCAGATATAACTATGCTACCATTACTGGATGAAATACCAGAGAATTTAATACTACTAATACCTAGATTAGTATCTTCCTCTATAACATAATTATTATTTGCATTATTATCTGTAGTTGGTGTTTGGAATATGCCATTAATTAATACAATTCCTCCAGAACCAGTTGTCGTTAAACCAGTTGTATTAATACCCTGAGTAGTCAAAGTATAACTTTGAGTTACGCCATCAAATTTTCCATACAAATCATCATAGACTTTATTAGAAGTGTAATCACTTCTCAAAAATACTCTTCCAGTAAAAGTTGATTTTGGATCAGGTAAATTATCTAAATCATCTAATGTAGATCCTAATCTTCCTCTTGGAGCTTCGGTAAAGTAAATTTTACTACCTTTAATATTGAAAGAACCTGAATACACATATGCAGTTGAACCGTAACCATGTGCAGATAAGTTTGAACCTAAAGATGCTCTATTTACTTCAACTAATGGCACATTTCCAGTATATGTTATTGGTCCGAGAGAAGTAGTTCCCATTCCAACTCTTACAATATTCATATATTCATCATCAATTTTTAGAACATTTCTGCTAGAAATTGATGAAATACCACTAAGAGCAAAAATAGTACTAGCTGTTCCTATTCCGCCACCAACATCAAGAGTGTGTGATACTAGAGAATATGTAATTGGATGTTGAATGATATTATTAATAGTAATTATTGACTTTTCATTTTTCTTAAACATCTCCAACTTGTGAGCACTCCCTTGACCTGGAGATGTAAACGTTACATATATACCCGCTTGTGCATAATCTTTTCTTGTGGAAAGTTTGAAAACATCATTATTTACTTTAATAGCAAACACTTTGGTTGGTAAGATGTTGGTAATAACACCAACATAATTTAAAGTTGAACCTATTCCAACCGACTCTGGAACAACATCATCGAAGGGACTAGTAGGAGTATAAATTAATTCTTCTCCAGTGCTGAAAAAGTGGTTAACAATTTTAAATTCGCCAGTAGAATAATTTAAAACATTGGTATCTGTTGGATCAAAAACTTTTTCAAAAATTGGGTATTCTTGATATTTAAGGTCAAATTGAAGTCTGTCTCTAAATGGACTATTTACTGCAATGTAATTGTAACTATTAAATGATTCAATTACATTTCCATATGTCAAATTCTGCGGTATATTTTCAGCATCAAAAGCAGTATAAAAGTTTTCACTGAAAGATGAAACTGTAAATGTTCCACTAATAGATGGATCTGGGTAGAATTTTAAGTTAATAAAGTTACCGGCATACTCCCCACCAAAAGTTCCTATTCCACTTGTGCTACCTATTGATAAAAATTGTTGTGGTTGTACATAAACATCAGTACCATCATGAATCATAAAAACTTGATGCAATGCACTAGTATTTCCAATACTGACTTTTATTGTAGATTTTGATGAAGTGAAAGTGTCTTTATTTAAAGATAAAATAGTGGATGCAGAAGAAACATTTACATAATTTGAATAATAATTGGCAGTCTTTACCGATTGATCACTTTGACCAATTGATTTGAATCTATAAGTAGAAACGCCAACAGATGTTGATCCAAACCCAACATTCCGTGATCTTAGTCTAATTTCTCTATCTGTAGTATTAGTATAAGATAATTTAACAACTCCATTAGATATTGAAGAACTAAAGGAACCAATAAAATTACCACTGAGATTATCGACAGTAGAATCAAAGTAATATTCGCTAATATTTGTATCGGTCCCATCATGATCCATGTAAAGTTCTACATAGTTCATCAAACCAGTTTGATTGTCAAGTATATGAATATTAGAAAATACTGATTTTAATTTATCAGCGGATGAGGATAGAATTGTTACAGTGCTTCCAACACCTACGGTAGAAGTGGAAGATATCAAATTTATAAATCCAATAGATTGGGTACTGATACCAGTCTGATAATTATTGAAAATATTTTTTAATACTTTAATTTCATAATCAGTATCGTAAATATCTTTTGGTGCAAATTGTAAGTAGAAGTTGCCAAACTCATCATTTTCTCCATATACATCTACTATTGGTTCTTCAGTATTAAATAAGTTACCCTTCTGTAAGGTAAAAATATTTTCATCATCATTTACTGTTATTAATTCTACTAGCTGAACTTGAGAATTAAATTTATCTATAACTTGAACTAAGAATCTTCCGTACTTTTT